AATACCAATATCAAAAAAACCAGGACAATTAGGACAATTAGGAGAAGGATTAACAACAACACCAGTATTGCCATCATCAACAGTAGCATCAATACCAATATCAAAAAAACCAGGACAATTAGGACAATTAGGAGAAGGATTAACAACATCATCAATACAATCATCGATATTAAAAAAACAACAACAAAAAAGAGGAGGATCATCAACATCATCACCACCAGGATCAACAACATCAACAACATCGGTATCAAGCGTAGGAGGAAAAAAAATACAACAATTAGAAGCTAGCCTACATAACCCAGGTTTTTTTGGGACATCGGGCTCAAAAATAGCTTGGAAAGCCGGTATTACCCAGCAAAAGAAACGACAATTACTCGATGCAGTTATTGCTCTTAAATCGAACACAAAAAAATATGATGCATTGCGCCATTTATTACATCATACCAATGATACAAAGAGAATGGATGTATTAGCTGCTTTTTATGCTGCATTCACAGATCAAAATCAACGACAAATATTTCAAAAAATGATTGATGAATTGACACAAGGTGGTCCACAAGGTGGTCCACCATAGATAATTCGTATTTTGATGTTTCCATCAAAAAAAAAATACGAATCCAATAAAATCAGCATAAAATTTGTTCCTTTGTAAGTTTAGCGGATGTATTTCTGGTAAAGGGCGACGTTTTTGTTATAAATGGTATCCTTCTTCTTGAGAAGGGTCGAGAGGTAGGTTTCGATGGGGGTGTCGAGGTGGTAGTAGCCGCAATCATTCTTGCGGGGGCATCGGGTGTTGAGATGACAGACCTTGGGCTTCCATTCCTTGAGATTGTGGACCATGGTGCAACGCTTCTCGCGATCCATGCGGCAATCCCCAGCATATTTACACAACTTATTGCTATTGTCCGTGCCATCTCGAGGCCTATGGTGAGAGGAGGAAGGAGGTGCTGGTTTATTCGCAGACGAAAGAAGAAGGCTCTTCTCACGTGGTTGCGACTGGTGGCGAGGTGGACGAGATGGAGGCGGAGGATCGGTGGTCGTCGACAGGAGGAGGCTCTGAGGGTAGCGAGATGGTGGAGGCGGCGCATCGCGACGATGCGACTGATGATGAGGTGGGCGCGACTGGTAGGGAGGAGGAGGTGGGCGGCGTGGTGGTGAGGGTGGCTCGAGGAACTTCCACGGGTCGCGATCCACAATCGGGGCTTCAATCTTGTTCCAGGTCTTCTTTGGCTTGACCTCTTCGACAACGACTGGTTTCTCCTCCTCCTTCTCGAGGAAGATCACAGGTTCAGGAATGGCAGACGAATTGTTGGTCAGCACGACGAATCGTGGCGCTGGATTGTGTTGTTGTTCCGGGGATGTGGAAAAGCGGATCGAAGGAGAGGATGCATATGGCACCGGCTTTGATGATGGTGGTTTCGCGATCGGCATGCCATATTCATCCTCTTGTTCTCCCTCCTCCTCATAATCCTCGTCCATATAATCTTCTTGGTAATTCGGATAGTCTTCCTCATAATAAGACTGGTCGGACTCGTCGTAATCCATGATTATTCTGTCACAAATATCTGATTGATTGATTTTACAAAGGAAAAAGAAAAGAAGGGAAATCATTTTTTTTTAGTCGTCGTTATAGATGATCCAGAAAATCCATGGCCGTCTTTTTAAAATTAGGAAGGCTGGTTTCTTCTGCCATGTCCTCTACCGAATCCGAATGAAAATCAATAGTGGGAACGACGTTGATTTCTGGTGCACTCAGTCCGTATTGGACGCGCTCCAGGTCGAGGAATCGCTGAAGCTCCTCGAGAAAGGCCGGGTCCAGGGTCTTGCCCTCGACAAGGAATTCCTGTTGATGGAGGATGGAGGCGGCGAGGACATCGAGGAAGAGCGGGATATCCTCATGGTAAAGGACCAGGACGGATTGATTCTCACGCAGCGTCGTATTCGAGTGGGATGCGAGGAGCGCTCGAGGCGGCATCGAATGGGCCCGTTTCATGGCCGACATGGTGCGAAGAAAAGGGTATTGGTGGACGAGGAAGGAGACGATGCGCTCGTGGCAGAAATTCTCCATGGCCTGTGCCATCCACTTGTCATAATCCGCTTTTTGGGAGGCGGTCAGTCCAGGATAATCGGGGTAAATCAAGGAGGTGGGAAGATGGGTGATCTCGGCGGGTTGGTAGAAGCCGAGACGGAGGCGCAGATGGATGGCGGGGCTGAGGAGATGGAAGGCATAGCGAGGATCGATCAGCACCATGACATGAAAGAGTCGTGAGAAGTAATCCTCGACATCCTCTTCTTTCGAAGACGAAATGCCCTCCTCGATCGACTTGGCCATGACTTCTGCCGAATTCTGATCGAGCCGGCAGCCACTATGGAGCGTCAGGTAATGAACGATGCTCTCTCGCGCTTCTTTGCGAAGTGCCTCAAGATCGCGAGTTGATAGCAGAGAGAGCGGTGTGTCGAGGAGGATACGGGTGATCTGGGGAATGGTCACCAGCTTCTCTGCGGCCTTCTTTTCCATGTATCGCTGGCTCTTGAGGAACATCTCGCGGGTCTGCGGCACGATCCGACCGTCCTTCATCTGATAGGCGACATTCACCACGCGTATCCTGTCCTCGTCTCGAATCACAAGACGCTTGCCTTCCTGCTCGACCTCCTTCTGGACCAGATCCCGGTAGAAGGAATCGGTGGGAATCGCGTAGCCATCGTCGCCAATCCCGACGCCCACATAAAGATCGGCATTTTCGAGAGGACGGACGAGGAGGGTCTGAAAACCGGGGATGTCGGGACGAGTCCTGTGAAAGATCTCAATCTCCCCTGTATTCTTGATCCGCATAAGATTCGCTGGTGCAAGCTTTGTTGTGGTGCTGGTCTTTTTCTTGAAATCTGTGTTTTTCTTCTCCGGGCGCTGGAGGAGTCGATCGATCAGGCCCACCATCGGGATCGAGGTCTTTTGAAGCTCCTCCTGCAGCGTCTCAAATTGCTCCCGTTTTGTGAGGCGCCAGAGTTGGGGAGGGAACTGGCCCATATATTCCTTGGTCAGAAAGGTCTCCCACGATCCGGGTCCATCGATCTTGTGCTCGGCGAGGACCTGGTGGACCCTGTCAAAATAGTGGGCGCGGATAAAATCATGGATTGCGCGCCGCACATTGAGCTTGTCACCGACCATGAAATCACTGGTGGCGAGGAATTCTTTGATAGTTTCGGGTAGAAGAATGTTGGCGTGAAAAAGAGAATAGAAAAGATTCTCAATGGGGTAAAGTCTGGCCAGGTCCTCCTCGAGCTTCTCGAGGGGAACATCCACCCTCTTTTGATCGGCGGGGAGCGTGGGCAGGTAGGCGGTCAGATTCTTCTGGACATACTGTCGGAGTGTGGAGAGGATTTTTTCATCGGGGGTCTTTTCCTTGGTGTCGGTCGCCTTGTCGCCGTAGGCGGCGGCCATCTCTTGCTCGCGGAGATCCTGGAGGAAGCGCGGGATGACACTGGAGAGGGTGGTGGACTGGAGATTGGGTAGAGAAAGAAGTTCTTCCAGCAAACGCCGAGCATCACCGGCCGTCCCATCGACCATCTGGACGAGCGCAAAGTCGGAATTGTGGGCGCGGGCAAAGAGGAGGATCTCCTGGATCATGTCTCGAGGCAGTGATTGATCGCTGGGCATCGCCGACACTCGCACCAGGAGAGGCTCGAAGAATGCGCGTCGTCGCCGCATGAGAGTTGTGATGGGATCCTCGGCCGAGGCTGCGGCCGAGCGGGCGGTTCGGATGGTTCTCACTTTTGCTGTCATGTTGCTTACTCTGTGTGGTTTTTCTTAAAAATGAAAATAAAAATTTTCGGGCAGAGAGAAAAAAGTGAAAAGATTTTACCGGGATTGGAAATAAACATAGGGAAATGACAACATTATATCAATTTTTGAATGGACGCAGAACGACCGACAAGGCGACGCATCTCTCGATGATTCATCCTACGGGTAAGTATTATATCGAGGGCGGCGACGCCGATGAATTCATGAATCTCTACTGCTCTGAATCCTCCGACCGTTCCTTTGGGCTCCTCGAGTCCAGCTCGATCCATCACGTCCTGCCTGTTCTTGTGGATGCCGACATTAAAAAAGATTATCATACCGGAGACGAGATTGCACCGCTCTACGAGCCGCGATTTCTGTTGCGGATGGTGCATGTCTATCAGAAGGTGTTGCGCATGATGTTAAAAGAAATCCCCGAAGAGAATTTGCTGTGCGTGGTGCTGGAGAAGAATCCCTATCTTCTCGAGAACAACAAGACCGGCAAGAATTATGTGAAGCACGGCTTTCATCTACATTTTCCCCGCCTTTTTCTGAACAAGATGATCCAGGAGAAGGAGCTGATCCCACGGGTCAAGCTGGAGTGGAAGAAGAGCGTCTCGCATGGCGAGTTCGGCATCCCGATCGATTCCATCCTGGATCGCTCGTATTGTAAGGGCACCCCATGGTTGCTTTATCGCTCACGAAAAGCGGAGAATATGGAGCCCTATCTGATCAGTTATGTTGTGGACAGTCTCGGTGTCGCGGATGAGAATTGGCGGTCTTCGTTGCTCGATTTTCAGATGAAGGATGCGGATCATCAGAAGATCGAGCTGACGTGGGACAATATCGATTTTCATCTGCCACGGATTCTTTCCATCTCGCCGGTGGGACGGGAGGCCTATTTCCACGAGATGCGCGACGACCTGCCTCCTATCCCGTCTTCTCAAAACCAGCAGCAGATCCACCAGCAGATCCACCAGCAGATCCATCAGACGCGAATCCCGCATCGCAATGAGAACGAGTCGGCTATGGTGGATCGTCTCCTGGCCATTCTTGATCAGCGTCGTGCCGAGGATCGGAACGACTGGATCGAGGTGGGATGGGTGCTCTTCAATCTCTTTCGCAAGTCGGAGGAGGGTCTGGAGCGCTGGATCCACTTTAGCGAGCGCAGTCCCTCGAATTTCAACCTGGAAGTGTGTCGCTACGAGTGGTCCAAGATGGTGAAGAAGAATTACACGGTCGGCACGCTCAAATATATGGCCAAAACGGACAGTCCAGAGGAATACAATGAGATCATGAAGGAGTTCCAGAATCTTCATTATGAAAAGGCCATGAAGCTCAAGGGATCGCACAATGACATGGCCAAGGGATTGTTTGAGAAATACGAGCACCAGTATGTGTGTGCGTGCATCAAGGATAAGGTCTGGTATGAATTCTCGAATCACGTCTGGAATAAGATCGAGGAAGGCTACAGCCTCCGCGTGCGGATCTCCAGTGAGGTGGTCTGGTCCTTCGAGGCGATTGCACAGTCTCTTGTCACCCGCCTTGCCCAGGCTGAAGAAGACGAACAACCCATGTTCAAGAAGAAGCTAAAGAATTGCACCGACATTATATCTAATCTAAAGTCCGCACCCTACAAGAGCAATATCATGAAGGAGTGTATGGAGGTCTTTTACCAGCCGAATTTTCTCAAGGAGCTCGATACGAATGCTTTCCTTTTTAACTTTCAGAATGGCGTCTATGATTTGCACGAGAATATTTTTCGGGACGGACGGCCGTCCGACAAGTGCAGCATCAAGGCACCGATCCGTTATCGAACGGATCTGACACAACATCATCCCGAGGTGCGGCAGGTGCACGAGTTCTTTGAAAAGATCTTTCCGGACCGGAGTGTCCGCGAGTATTTCATGAATGTCTCGGCACAGGTCTTTATCGGAGGGAATCATGCCAAGATTTTTCAGGTGTGGACAGGCGAGGGAGACAATGGCAAATCGGTGACACAGGCGCTCTTTGAGAAGATGCTCGGTCCCTACAACATCAAGCTACCCACATCGCTGATTATCGGGAAACGAACGCAGTCATCGGCCGCCTGCCCCGAGCTGGCGCGATCGGCGGGTGCTCGTTTTGCGATGCTCCAGGAGCCGGATGGCAAGGATGTGATTAATGTCGGTATCCTCAAGGAATTAAGCGGCAATGACACTTTCTTTGCTCGTGGTCTTTACAAGGAGGGATCGGAGATCACGCCCATGTTCAAGCTGGTGCTCATCTGCAACGATCCACCGAAACTTCCCTACAACGACCGGGCCACCTGGAATCGTGTGCGCGTCATCCCCTTTGAATCGACGTTCTGTGACGACGCGCCCGAGGATCCCGAGACACAGCTGCTCATGAAGCGTTTCCCGGTGGACAGGACGTTTGGCGAGCGCGTGCCGGCGATGGCCGAGGCATTTGCGTGGGTGCTGTTAGAGCATCTCAAGACACATCCCAAGATCGGCGAGCCGCCCGCCAAGGTGATGATGGCCACCGCGAATTACCGCAAGAAGAACGACATCTATCGCCAGTTTGTGGAGGACCATGTGGCACGCGAGACAGATGCCAGCATCTCGGTGCAGCAGTGCTACAGCATCTTTAAGGAATGGTTCCGGGAGGGCATCCCCAACGCCTCGGTCCCCTGTCGCGACGACTTTAGGGAATACATGACCAAGATCATCGGCGAGCCGGTGAATTCCTTCTTTATCGGCGTGCGGATCCGATCAATCCAGGCCCCGGAAGAGAGGCCGGTGGCGAGTGGTGGTGGTGAAGACGATGGGGAAGGTGATTTGTAAATTCATCCTACATACATTCATTATTTTTTTATCAAATAATAAATGGCAACACAAATTGATCGATCAATAGATAAAAATAGGAAATCAAAATTCTAGGATTTATTTTTTTTACATTTATTTTTCCCGAAACAAAAGTTATTCCCCAGAATGATTTTCATAATCATCATTTTATTTGAGGTTCAATTTGAACCTGGATTATTCTAGATCAATCAAAAGTTATTCTGGGGAATAAGAGATAAAAATCAGAAAAAATCAGGAAATCAAAATTCTAGGATATATTTTTTTTACATTTATTTTTACTGAAACAAAAGTTATTCCCCAGAATAATTTTCATAATCATCATTTTATTCGAGGTTCAATTTGAACCTGGATTATTCTAGATCGATCAAAAGTTATTCTGGGGAATAAGAGATAAAAATCAGAAAAAATCAGGAAATCAAAATTCTAGGATTTATTTTTTTTCCATTTATTTTTACTGAAACAAAAGTTATTCCCCAGAATAATTTTCATAATCATCATTTTATTTGAGGTTCCATTTGAACCTGGATTATTCTTGATCGATCAAAAGTTATTCTGGGGAATAAGAGATAAAAATCAGAAAAATGATTGTGATTTATTATTCATTATATTTCTCGCTGATCTTGTAGCGACCGTTTGCGCGTGGCAAGAGGCCCATGGCTATCAGAGAGGCCTTGCGGGAGAATCCGATGGATCGACCTTCCTTGTAGTCTCTGAGTGCCTTTCTGACGTCTTCTACCGACTTGAAAGGACGTGCGCGTTGGACTCGGAATTCCTGGATCTTGAAGGGTCTTGATGATTCGGTCATTTATTTATTTTCAGAAAAAAATCACGGATGCTCTCCAGTGCTCCCTCGGTCCATCCCTGATTTTTGGAGATGAGCTCGCCCACAATCACAAGGTTCGGGTGAGGATGCTGCACATAGCGGATAAAGTCCTGACGGCAGGTCCAGTCGCGGGGGAGTGGTGAGTAGTAGTGCGTGCCCTCCCTGTAATAATAGGACTTGGAGTCGAGGATAGTTCGTGGAGCCACAAGTTCTTCGACAAGATCCTTGTGACGGTAGACGTGTTTTGCATGCTCATTATCGGAATAAGAAAGCATGTAGATGGCATCCTGATCGTTCATCGGCAAGATCTTTTGCAGGGCGTTTTCTGTCTTGGTCATGTTCTTGATGCCGAGCGGACTGGAAAGGCGTGCATACATCCGGAGGAAAGGTTGAGCGTGGATGGTGGCAATCTGTTGATAGAAAAAGTCGGGCATATTATGGATCGCATCTAGGCCGGAGCGGGTAGTGGCCATGATGATCTGTCGCCGGCAACGGTATCGCTTGCCCGATTCGGTGGTGCAGCACCGTGAGATGGGATCGATGCGGACAACTTTGCTATCGCAATGGATCCGTGTGCGGACAAGGCGGGCGGCGAGGCGTCGGATCAGCTCGTCCCAATCCACAAGAAAGTATCGTAGCTTTGGCAGGCAATCGTCAAAGCCGTAGTCCTCGAGGGTATCCACGATATCCGCTCTGGTAAAATCGGTATAGCCCACACAGACACAAAAGGCCTCGAAATCATCGCGATAACGGCGATAAAACGTCTCAAAATCCTCCTCGTGCCGGTCAAATTTTAGTTTCTTCAGTTCCTTGACAATGGCGAGGAGATCACAAGGGCTCGCAGAGGTGCTCTTGCCCACCTTGACCGTCACCTCCATTCCTACCTCAGCCATCCGCTGCATCAGCAGGACGTCCTTGTCGGCCCTACCTATCCCTGCGCCGCGCACCACGGGCCGGCCTTCAAATTCACCCATCCTCAGCCGTCCTCCCATGTCGGGATTCTTTTCCAATACACAGATACGAGCATCGGGATGCAGCTGCTCCAGCTCCCAGGCCATGACGAGACCTGCAATCCCGGCCCCCACAATCAGATAATCAATCATGTTGGTTTTTTTATTCTTATGACTGGATTTTTTTTTGCACATGTTGATTTTTGACAAAGGACTTGATAATTGGATGATTTTCAATAAAAGAATTTATCAAATCAACAATGGATTGAACAGATGTTGATAGATTACGACGCTTGATATCAAGATATAATATCACACGTTTCTTCCCCGTGGGATTCTTTACATAATGTCGATACATATCATCAAACACAATCCCCTCCCCTGCTTGCCATTCATATCGTGTGCCACCACACACCAGATAGCACTTGGATCCATCTTCCGCTGTTGGAATGATGATTCCGAGATGATAACGCAGATAACCTCTATAATACCCAATATGAGGCGATATTTCCACATTCGGATCCAGGATGCTAAAGAATGCATTATGAATCTGGTCATCCTCAGCTAATAATTTCATGGTCCCTGGAAAGGAGGATCGAATATCATCCTGTAACAAGCCTGCTTTCTTCAAATAGATGGATCTCCAACACTGATCGTTATCATGGCCCAACTTCTTTTCAATGAAAAACCCAGGATTTCCATCCTTGATGCATCGGATATCTTTGGAAAACTTGATTTCATATTGGGAATATTCAGACAGAATCACATGAAAATTAGATTCTAGAATCGTTCCACCTGGAAACGTCTCGTCATAATCATAAATATAGGGAGGATTTCGCACCATTATCGAAAGCATGATATTGCATAAACATAGAATGGGATAGGCAGGTAGAATAATCATGACCATGCATAACAACACAAGCAAAATTCGAAGAGGTAATCTGAATGTGCTTTTTGCTGCCTTGCACGCGAGCAATATAAAAAAGATCAGATAACTGAGCCATCCAATATTAGTCTGATTCATAAAAAGCAAGTATTTTTCCAATAGGATCTTGCCAAAATAATTGAGAATGGGGAGTATATTCACCAGGGACAGAAAGAATGTCAAGACAAGAAAAATATTGATCCATTTTATCATTATCATGCTCTTTTTTTTTTATTAATGAAAATAATAATAAAAAAAAAGCATGACGGTGCTGGATAATGAAATCAGAATTTTTAATTTAGATCAACAAGATTTCCAAAAAGGCTAGGAAAATGATCCTGGAGTCAAACATGAAAAAGCCGGCAAAGAGGCATCCACGGTCAGGTTGGCGTAAAAGATGAATTGAATGAGGCGCACCCACTCCTCGAGGTTTTTGTCACCGACCAGCTTCTGGATGAGATTGTGTCGGAGGAGGAGGATCTGGATGGTCAGGGGGATGGTGCGGAGGTAGAGGTAATGAGAGGTGTGATGTTCGACCACCGCCAGACCGATCCGCAGGCAATCGTTCGCCATGATAATAACAAGGGACATGATTTCTTTCTTGGAGAGTCCTGTTCTGCTCAGTCGCACGACAAGGTAGGTCCAGATGGTGAGCAGCCTCTGGATCTTTTGGTTTCTATCGTGGTGCAATGATTTTTTCATAATTGTTTTATTTATTCAAAAATAGTTTTTTGATCTAAGAAGATTCGTTTCTAATGAATAAAAGCCGCCCCGGTAGCTCAGATGGTCAGAGCGTTCGCTTAGTAAGCGAGAGGTCGGTGGTTCAATTCCGCTCCAGGGCTGAGAGGAAAAAAAAAATGGTGCCCCGGTAGCTCAGTGGTCAGAGCGCTCGCCTTGTAAGCGAGAGGTCAGTGGTTCAACTCCGCTCCGGGGCTAAAAAGTGATTTTGATCTTTTCATTCAAGAGGAACAATGAAAAAGAAGATGTGGGACCAGATCATTGAGAATTTGCGGCAGATGATGCTGGACCGGGGCTACAAGACATGGACGAGGAGTCGCATCACGGAGGACGACACGATTTTCATCTCAACCTCGATGGAGCTGCAGCACAGCTGCCTCGTGTTCCTGTGCAAGATGGAAAAGTTCAACATCGAGAGCGTCAAGTATCTCATCTTCCAGTTGCAGCAGCATAAACTTAAGCACGGCATCATGATTTACCAGACGATTGTGACTTCTTCAGCAAAGAAGGCGATCGACCATTTACTGGACTATACGATCGAGATGTTTGAGACCAAGGAGGTCCTCTATAATCCGACACATCATCGTTTTTACTGTCCTCATATCAGGCTGTCCAAGGATACGGTTACCGAGGAATTGCCGAGAATGAATCTCCAGTCGCTGCCGTCATTGTTGAGGACGGACGTCATCTCCCGCTACTTCCGATTTCAGAAGGGAGATGTGATTCGGATCCATCGAAAGAATGGGGCGATCGCCTATCGCCTTGTAAAATAAAAAATGTTGATAAGAAGGAAACATGTCTACTGCTACTGCTACTACTACTCTCTCATTGCCACAGCAACTCCAACAGTTTTTGTCAAGGGGATCTTCCATGAGAGGATCGTATTCAACCATCTTTCAACGAAAACGAGATTCGGTCCTTCTCAAGAGGATGGTGGACGAGAAGGAGGAGAATCGAATCGAATTGATAGACTATGTGCTAGAGCATGATCGGATTCTGGATGAAATGGATCCTCCACGAGAGATCTTTGGTGCCAAGATCCTCAGGACCTACTTTCCCGTTCCATTTCACGATGGTCCGTATACAGGTATTTTTATGCGTAATAATGGAATATCCCTCGATAAATTGGGATCGGCAAATTACGAGACAGTATGGAACGCCGTTCCCGAGTTGATCCAGGGTCTTGCAATGCTCTCCTCTCGAGGCCTTATCCATGGTGATATCAAGCTCTCCAACATCGTATGGGATGGTCAGAGATTGCGATTGATCGATTTTGATTTTCTTCATTCGTATGAAGATTCTATGGAAACCTACAAGAAGAATTGTGAGAATTGCACATTTGATTTGTTTTCCGTCGGACCCGAGGTGATGCTTGGAAACATTGAGAATTACTACTACATCTGGCCGTTGGATCGTTTCTACAATCCGTTCAACAAGCGTTTCATGTTCAATCCTTCCTCTACCTGTTCCATCGATAATTTTAAATTCCTTTTGAAGAGCTTGGAGACGACGAAAAAAGATTACTCCTCTTTTATGCGATTCATCAAATCCATGTCCACAACATTGTCCAAACGTTCTTGGGTCGGAGAGGTCATTCAATTCTATTCCTCTCCATGTGAGAAACTCTACGATCCGACCAAATTCGATATCTACAGCCTGGGTATCACCCTATCGCGCATTTTTCCTCAAGAAAACCCCAATTGGCCGCTGATTAGGAAGATGATCCATCCTGATCCTTCTGTCCGTCCTACCCCTTCCGAGGCATATCACGCCTTTGTCTACTACCTCTAATTTTTTTTTCAATTATTACGAAAAAAAATAACAATATGATTCTTATGTTTCCGAAGGAGGAGGAGGAGATGGAGCGGCATCTACAGTAGTGGTGCTGGTGGCTGGTGCTAGAGTGGTGCTGGCAGCAGTGCTGGTAGTCTCGCCCGTCTTTTCCTGAACTATATTGTTCAGATTCGACATCATCCCTTGCATGGACGACATCATCTTACCGATGTCCATATTGCCGTCACTCATACCGCTCGACAAGCCCTGGAAGATGTCGTTAAAGACACCGGAGCTCATCATATTCCCAATCATCTGCATCGGATTGACGTCTTGTCCATCGGTGGATTGGATCTGATCGCCGATCTTGTCCATGATGTTCTTGAGGAAATTGTCCTCCATACCCGCCGACGCGGCCGGCTTGTTCTTGAGATCCTTCAGCACCTGTTTGGCCTGTCCCTCTGGATTCAGGATGGCCGAGATCGTCAGAAGATGATTCCACATCACGGATTCCTCCTCACGATCCGCGATCTGGAAAATAGCCCCCAGATCAATCCAGACCCTCTCGGAATAGACAAGTTTTTTGGTCTTTAACTGCCCGCGCTTCCTATTCAGGATCGCCTCCTCATTCTCCTTGACAAAAGATTGAAAAATCTGGATATGTTTCTTGACCGGCTCGATATGGATCAGGCCCGTCTTTTCGATCAGGTGCCCATATAGCATCAGCGCCTTTTGCTTGTTCCCAAAAGACGCGTTCACATCCCGGATAAAGTTGCAGATCGTATTGAACGCAAGCGCCGTCTTCTCATCCATTTTCCTTTTTTATTCTATATTTTCATCTTCTTAAACCGGATTATTTAATTTGGAATAGCCAATACTTAACGTTTGCAAAATATAGGTCATTACGATAACGTTTATTGAATGATCTCTCCCTGCTCCATCTCACTTGGTTTCATCACATAGACCACGGTCCCCGTCTTTTCATTATTGTGTGGATCGATGGCACCGATCTTGCCACCGTAGCATCCCACATACCAGAATTTATCGAGCTTCTTGCTGGCAAAGGCGATGGTGACGCATCCCTCTTGGACTCGGAGCTTGCCACGGGTGGTGGCGATGGGTTCGTAGAGGAGACCAAGCTGGTAGTCGAGGAGGCCGGCTAGGTAGGACATGTCGGGGAGCGGAAGGATTTGGAGGAGTCGTTTCAGACGGGTATCGATAATGCCCATGATATGCAGGAATGAGGGGATGTCGGGGCAGGTTCGGAGCTGTCGGATCTTGGTGGGGGTGAGGCCGGGAATCTCGAGGAAGGCGCTGTTGGTGTATTGGTCGCGTATGGTCTGGATCACCCTGGTCGCATGCTGGGTCTGGGATCGGATCTTGGGAGAAGGAGTGATGTGGGATCTAGCCTTGGTAAGATATAGTGTGAAGGTGGGGAGGGCACGGACACTGATCAGGTGCTGTGTGATTGCAGGGACGCCTCGGAGAGAATGGTCGCTGTCCATCAGAAAGAAATTATGATCATTGAGTTTCCTTCCTACAAGCGCCATATGTCCCGACTCGGCGTTCTCGTAATACATGCCAAGTAGGGTCACATTCCCTGGCAAAAGATGCTCGTTCAGGAATCCAAACAAGTCCTGGATATTGTGTTCATGAAAGGTCATGGTCGGAGTTAGATAGGCAAGGATTGCACCGATCTCGTTGATGAACAGACCGCGACGAAAGGCCATGGTCCGCAACAATCGGCCCATTCGATCGGTAATGGCATTCAGGTGCTCCAACGCACATACCGCACAATCCATCCCACCTTCTTTCTTCAATCTTCTCTTAAAGGCCATTTCGCTTCCCTCTAATGTAAATTGTAAGAGATGCATATTTCTTTCTTTTACCGTCCAGAAAAAAAATATGATCTAAAGGAAACCATAAATAGGGGTTAAAAAGAAATGAGTGCACCGTCGATGAGCGAAGATGGAGTGATCCGTAATAAGACGCGTTTGACGCTAGAACGTAGACACCAATTGATTGATCTGAACAAGGAGTATGTGAATTTTGAGATTTTTTTCGAGTGTCGCTCGGCGGATGCCACCAAGGACTTTGAGATGCTGGTGATTAATCAGGAGCAATTGAATACAGTGGATCTGGCGAATCTGGTGCTGAAGAAGACAAGGGGTGGGTATATTTCGGGCAATATTGTAGCGGATGAGGATCGTTACCAGAACTACTTTCTGGTGATCCGTTCGCTGGGTGAGGACCAGACGGTGGATGTGGAGCTTGACATCAATATCAAGCCCACCGAGGCCGCCAAGCGTCCCGAACTTCCTCCTGCTCCTCCTGTGGAGCAGCCTCTGCCTCCTCTTCCCATCGCAGAGGAATGCAGTGGTGGCAGTAAGAAAACATGGTCCGAGTATTTCAAAAAGAATTATCTCATTATTTTATTTGTCGTGATTCTTGTGGGCGTAACCGCCTATTATGTGTATACACGCTATTATGTTCCAGGTGCGGCTGCGGCTATCGGTGGTAGTTGTGCGGCGGTGACCGCTTCCGTATCAGTGGAAAAGGCGGAATCGGTCGTTTCTTCGTCGCACTCGTCGGCGGAGTCGGCACCTTCCGAGGATGGAGGATCGGAGACCGGTATCATCAAGAGGTTGATCAATAATCAAAAGAAGAAGCCCACCGAGGAAAAATGAAAATGATTCAAGAGTGGATTCCAAATAACAACAAATAAAAAATGGACCTTTTGTTCTACTGGATCTGCACAAGAGTGTATTCGATGCGGCTTGCGAACAGTCATTCTTCTACTCTTGTTCTCCGCGGTCATGTGTTTGAATCGCCACTTCATGCGAATTATCTGTGGTCAATGTTCATTCTGATGCTGGGGATGATGATGAATGGATGGCTATTCTACTTTTTCCTCCTCTCCACCTTTGTTGAGATGATGACGATCCATGAGCGTGATACTCTTCCGAACCTTACCTGGACGCTCAATGGACACGAGGTCCGGCACGAATATGTGATGGTTTCGTTGTTGACGTGTTCGTTTCTTTTGACACCGAGTATCCTAAAACTTTTACTTCATCTCGGTCTGCTCGGTGGCTTTTATTACCTCGATACCAACATCGTCCGACCTTTCCTCTCTTCGCATCAACAGGTTATGGTGTTGGACGAGGATAAGAAGGAACAATAATATTGTTTTGGATAGACTTTTCTTTTTTTTTCCAGTAAAAAAAAAATGATGCTCAATTTGTCATGAAAAATTTTTGCAGCATTGCAAAAGACGTGAAATTTATTTAGGAAATGTAGTCGATGAAACGTGTCTGATGTGTCATTCAAGGTAATTTTACCAGCCTCATCGTAATTGAGTTCAAGGGAGCGAATCACCGATCTCAAGTCTCCGCTGTGCTATTATATTTTCTTATCCTAAAGTCGTTTTTTTTTGGAGGACGGTCTAAAAGTTCCCTCCCACGTTGGAAGAATAAAGAGCCGCCTTCATGCCAAAATTAGGGGGGATATTTTTCTTGGATTTGGGGTATTTTACATTCATGGTGCCTGGAAGCAAAATATTTTGCTCAAAGATGAGAATAAGGAGCTCTCCATCGTTCTCCACCGCATTTTTCACATGGTGCGGGGTTATCGTTTTTTTACGCTCATCTTTACAAACGTTTCCAGCGAGTTCGAGGATCTCGCCTGTTAGGTATTCGAGCACGCCGGCCAGGTATACAGCGGCCGTCTCATCGACTCGACAATTCGAGTGTTTTCCAATCATATCTTTGCAACGATCTACCGAGAATTGGAGACCGGCACGAGCCGATTTGGAGGTGTGAGTGGAGGAGGAAGTAAATTTTGTAACAGCCTTGGTGCCTTGACTGACGGCGTGTTTGACCAATTCGCCGGGTAAAATGAGCCGGGTCGAGGTCTGGATCTCGCGAGATCCTATGGTGTTTTTCTCATCCACGTGGCTGGACAGGTTCTTATAATGGGTGGGATGGATAAGACGATTTGATTCTTGGACAATCGAGTCGCCAATTTTGTTAATCATAAAATTGATAAGAGAGACGGTGGTCTGGTTTATGTGGGTGTCGGGGTGGACCTGTTTCAACACTTTCTTAATGTAGACTTCAAAGTTCTCCATTTTATTTTTAAATTATTATATTTTTTTTTTTCATAAAAATAAAAATAATGGGAAACGAAGATCTAAAAAAACCTCAGATTGCTCGTCTTATTGAACGTGTCGGGATTGATAGAATTAGTGGTCTTACCTACGAAGAGAGTCATGGGATTATCCGTCAGTTTCTGGAGTATTTTTTGAAAAAAGTTGTGATATACACTGACTACTATCGAAAAAAGACCGTTTCAGTGGACCATGTCATGATGTCCATGAAATCTTCGCTGTTTTTAATTCAAAAAAATATCCCCACTTGCTCTCTCAATGACCGTAAACCCACCACCTGCCTTGTATTCCAAAAGGCTCCTTTCCAAAGACTGATCCGTGAGATTGCCAGCTATTATAAAAAGGACCTGTCTTTTGAACAGGAGGCTCTCCAACTCATCCAATACTATACGGAGATCTATATGACCAATGTATACACCGAAGCCCGCTACATCCTCATGGCATCCAAGAGGGAGACTCTGGAACCTCGTGATCTACAATTGGCGAGAGACGTTACAGGACGCGGTAAAAAAATCCATCCATAATGTTATCGTGAGATCCTTTTATTTCCAGAAAATAAAAGTGGGTATTTTGCCAATGTTTGAATACAGCTCAATTTCCTGTGTAAATCATGTTTCGTCAGAAACATTACACCGAGGCCTCATATTTCCCAAAAAAGTGGGCGGTTTAAAGTTCATCGAGGCCTGGTAGCTGGTCCACACCCAGATACTTGATAAAGGAATCATCGTCCTGCTTTTCCTCCAGGCCCGCTTCTTTCCTTGCGGCCATGTATTTATCGCGATACTGGTCCAGGAATTCGGGGTGGTCTGCCTCGGTCTTGGCGATGGTCTCGTTGGTCGTTTTGATGATATCCTTCATCTGGAGGCACTTCTTCATGGTCTCACGATAGGTCCAGATGAGCTGTGCGCGCTTGACCTGGTCCGTGATGTAGATTTCATAGGGATCCTCTGGCAGATCCTCCTTGGCCCGCTTGGATTGGTCCAGGAGGTTCTTCTCGCGGTCTTGCATCTCGCGAACCTCTTTTTCCTCCTCACGCTTCTTGCTCAGGATGTCCTCACTGATCAGCTTGACTGTCTTCTTGCGAATGTCGATCGTTTGCAGCTCCTTTTCAAAGCCCTCTTCGTTGGTCACAGGAAATGGTCGGCCAACAAAGGCATGGAAGATCTCATGGTAGGAATCGTGATTCCGGATCAGCATCTCGGCGCGCTCATTCGCCTCCTCCTCTGTCGCAAACACTCCCCTCACCTTCATCATCCCGTAGATGTTATCGCTATCCGGTCTCGCACCACTCGAAGGAATGAACGATACCAGACAGATCTTCTGATTCATTAGAGGAGGATCCGCATACTGACGATCGATCTGAGGAAACATCAGGCTTTTCACCTTGCTCCCCAGCGCCTCGCCCAGCTCCTTTTCCGTGAGAGGAGGATGATTCAGAGAACGCGTCGTCACACCCACCGCCTTGATGTCCAGTGGTGAACGAAGCGAATCAAATTGTTTCTGCATTGCCTTTTTTATTCTCATGATAGGTCGTCTTTAGATGGTTAATGTATCTAGATTTCAAAACTGTTAAGAAAATAAAATAATAGGTAAAAAACATGGAGTCTCTAGATATCGTAGGAAAGGTTTGTGAATACCTGGATTGTCGGGATGTTATGCGGGTATCGAGGGTGGTTATCATCCCATCCCATCAACAAGAAAGAGTAGAGACGCGGATCGATTGGATCCAGGAGACGTATCCCTTGCCGATCATAGAATTGTTCACGCTGGACAGGATGCTTTCGTATCCGATTCAAGAACAAGAATTGATCACGGAAGACGAGATGACAAACGCCGTCGTGCTGGGAAAAGATGAGTTGGGACGGTCCTTTATTGCGATGCGCACCCTGGACGAGAATCGTCGTCGGTGTGTAGACATAGTATTCCAGAGGTATACGGATAGCAAAAAGATATGGAGGTGTAAATACAAAAGCTCGGATGGATTCACATCCCCGGACGAGAATATTCTTTCTGATAGAGGACTTCGAAACAATATTAAGAAATTATTGGACAATGATTCACAACTGGAATTTCCTTACTATATGCGCGAAGAACAAATCTATACCAAGACCTATTATTTATGGTAATGTCTCATATAAAGTTGCCACACACATTATTATCCGACATGATGATTTCGCTACTGTCCGGTTGCAGAAAGGTATTTAATCTTTCCATTATTTTTTGTGTGTTGGCTCCCATGAATTTTTCGAGGATCGTCAATTCAGCTCCCTTCACAATAATAAAGGTAGGAAATCCCTGGATCTCAAAGAAATCAAGCAATTCGTCTGCCTGATCCCCATCCACCTTGACAAACTCCACCGACTTGTATTCTGGTAGCTCGGATATTTCTTTATACCAGGGTGCAATGGCACGACAAGGACCGCACCATTCCGTGTAGAAATCAATCAACACAATATTACCATTCGTAGCTAATTCTTCAAGTTCTTCTTTTGTTTGAACGATACGCATTTTTGTCATTCAATTTTTATTCTTAAACCATTAAAAAAAATGATTTTATCTATCTAAATTTCTATAAGAATGGCAGTGCTCTTACTAACATTTTTTTTCTCTTTACCCCACAGAATTTATCCATCGAATCATGACTGATGAGGAACAGATTTTTCAGTGTGCGGAACGTTTCGAGGAGTTTTTTCAGCGTGCGGAGCCACGTGTGCGTGAGAAGAAATATCATCTTCACAACGCAACCGGTAGTCGCTCGCGCATCCATATCATATCCGATCAGAAGCGTCGCACTCATCACATTAAGATCAAGAAGAATAAGAGGGATCTGGTCGGAAAGAAAAACAGGAGCCGTAGCCGTAATATCATCCGTGTTTTCAAGTCTGTGAAACCAGTCGTGGATCCATCGAAGCGCCGTGCCAACAGGGAGTGGCACAAGGCAGGAAAACCCCGCATCCAGTTTTGGAAAGGAATGGACGCGGATGACGATAACGAGTAATAGAATTTTCCAAAAAAAAAAAAGAATTTTTTAGAAATGATCGGAAATCAATCATCACCATCGATACTTGATGTTTCTGATGATGCAGTGGAGTCCATAGGATATGAATCCAAGAGAGAGGCAACATCATAAAAATATAATTTTTTTATAAATATAAATATAAGAGCACAGAAATAAATCAATAAAATGTGGCTATTATACGGTGGTAATGGATGGATCGGGAGTCAATTCCGGGAGGAATTGATGCGCGAAAACATTGAGCATATATGTGCGGTCTCACGAATGGATCAGACACTGGAGGTGGAGAAGGAGATTCGGAGGCTCAAGCCCGAGAGGATTGTGACGTTGGCGGGACGGACCTCGGGGGGAGGCATCCCGACGATCGATTATCTTGAGGGCGGGAGGCAGCAGACGCATGAGAATGTCCGAGATAATCTCTTTGGTCCTATCCAGCTGGCGCTCTTGGCCAAGAAGCATGGCATTCACTTTACCTACCTCGGCACCGGATGCATCTTTAATTACGACGGTGAGCACACGATTCAGAACGATAATGGATTTACGGAGGAGGACGCACCGAATTTCTGGGGATCCTCCTATTCGGTCGTCAAGGGATTCACGGACCGATTGTTCCATGACGAGGCGTTCTCTAGCGGGATGCTCAATCTCCGGATCCGAATGCCGATTAATGACGACATGGAATCGACCAGGAATTTTATTCAGAAGATTACCAACTATGAAAAGATCTGCAGCATCAAGAATTCCATGACGGTGATCCCTGATGTCCTGCCAATCATGATCGACATGATCCGGAAACAAAAGACGGGGACGGTGAACCTGGTGAATCCAGGCACCATCTCCCATAATGAGATCCTGGATATGTATCGGGATATTGTGGATCCGACGTTTACTTACAAGAACTTTACACTGGAGGAGCAGGCACGTGTGCTCCGTTCCGATCGGTCCAACAATCGTCTGGACACCACGCTACTGGAGAAGGAATATTTCATCCTGCCGATCTATGAATCGGTGCAACGGCTCCTGAAAAAGATCCGCAAGCAGAGGATCCTTCAGCTGGCCCCCACCCTTAAGAATGTTCTGGTGACGGGCGGCTTTGGATTCATCGCCTCGAATTTCATCCATCACCTGGTGTCGGTGGACGACAAGATCAACATTGTGAATGTGGACAAGGTCAGCTATTGCTCGAGGCGCGAGCATCTGACCGGTCTGACGAATGTGGTCAGCTATGAGAAGGACATCAACGATATGGAGGGCATGTTGAAGATCCTGGAAGAGCACGACATCGATGTGGTGGTGCATTTCGCCGCACAGTCTCACGTCGACAATTCCTTTAACAATTCGATCCAGTTTACCCAGGACAACATCTCGGGGACGCACAATCTTCTGGAGGCCTGCAAGCGCCACAAGAAGCTGTCGCGCTTCATTCATATCTCGACGGACGAGGTCTATGGCGAGACCACAAGGAACGAACCGTTCGCCGAGACGCATCTGCCGAATCCCACCAATCCCTATGCGGCTACCAAGATCTCGGCGGAATTCCTGGTCCAGTCCTATTTCCACTGTTTTGACCTTCCCATCGTCATTGTCCGTGGCAATAACGTCTACGGTCCTCGCCAGTTCCCTGAGAAACTGATCCCCAAGTTCATCCAACACCTTCAGAACAACAGTAAATGCACCATCCATGGCAACGGCAACACGCGCCGCAATTTCATCCACGTGGAGGATATGTGTCGGTGTATCATGACCATCATCGAGAAGGGTGGCATTAATGAGATTTATAACATCGGCACCACCAATGAATACAGCGTGTTGCAGATCGCCCACATGCTCATTTCTCAACTCAAGGGGAGCCACGTGGATCCCCGGGACTATTTCGAGTTTGTCCCGGATCGGTTCTACAACGACTTTCAATACCGTATCGACTGCACCAAGGTGATGGCCTTGGGATGGGAGCCTCGTATCTCGTTTGCCACCGGTCTCCGTCAGACCATTGATTACTACTTGAAATATCAGAAATTATTTGGATAAATATTCCAAACAACATTTATATATTTCAATATTTCAATATATGTTCGAATTTATAAAAGATGCTGAATTTTCTTTGAAATATGGTCCTCGGACACGCAATATCGTTGGGCTGTTTCAAAATTGGATTGAATATAATCTGCCATAGAATTCCAATCGATTGTGGATAGATTATTTAGGATGATTCCTAATTCTTCAATCGAATCAAAAAGGAGGAAACCACGTGTATCAAAGAAATTGCCAATCGACGGACATCCCCAATAGATTGGGATGGTGCCTGTCATCAGACAATCGATCAATTTTTCGGTGAACCAATAATCCCGCTTACAATTTTCAATAATGATGGAATATCGATAGTCGGCCAATGCCGTAATCTTATTATCAATCGCGTGATACCCATTTCCGTAGATATCCATCCTATGACCTAAGTGTCGAATCACATCATGACGTAATCGATGACCAGATGCATAATTCTTGTGGGAGACAATG